CCCGATCTTGAAGTCTTGGCGGGAATTGGGCTTTAATGTTGATGAACTGCCAGCGGGAACGCGGGCAAGCATGAACGGCCAAGTGCCTGCGGGCCAGGACTATGACGGCTGGTTGCGCAAGCAACCCAAGGGCTTTCAGGATGAGGTTTTAGGCAACCGAAAGGCCGACCTGTTCAGAGGTGGTTTGAAAGTTGATCGTTTTGTTGATATAAAGGGGCAGGAGTTGACGCTGGATCAACTGCGCAAGCGGGAGCGCGAAATTTGGGAAAAGACCGCCTGAAACTGGTTGTTGACCGAAAGGCCAAACCCGCCCGCACCTATGCAGGCGAACCTTTGGAATGCCCGAAGTGCAAAAACCGCAACTTGATTGAGACATTCAGCCCGACATTCCACGCGGGGCGCACCCGCAAGGGCAAGCGCACCGGATGGGCCTGTCCCTACTGTCAGAAGATCGTGACGGAATAAACCAACCAACAACCAAGCAAGAGCCAGCCCCGCAAGCGGGGCTTTAACCGTTGGCGGGAAGCCAACTTTCAACAGCGGGAAGCTGAACCATGGAAATCGAAGTCACAGACGCAACAACCCTGCCAGAATGGATGCAAGGCCACGTAAAAGAGGGCAAGCTGAACTTGGGCGGTATCCCTGCCCCAGAAGATGTGAGCGGCCTCAAGAGCGCACTGCAAAAAGAGCGCGAAAACACGCAGGCTTATTCAAAGTATGGCAAGCCTGATGAAATCGAAGCCAAGATTGCCGACCTGACCGAAAAGGCCAAAGGCAGCGGCAAGGGTGCAGAGGACGCACAAGCCAAGCTGGACGCGATGGCCCAAGATTATGAAGGCAAGCTGACCGGAGCAAATGAGCGCATCCAAAAGATGATGCAGCGCACAGCCGCCAGCGACCTCAAGGCAGAACTGGCAAAGGCAGGTTTCATTGCCGAAGCCATTGACGACATTGCCGCAACGGCGATGGGGCGTCTGCAATTTAATGAGGACGGCACCCCGAAGGTGCTGACCCAAGACGGAAAACCGATGATTGGCAGCGGTGCTGATCATGGGGCGACCTTGGCCGATCTGGCGAAGGAACTAGCCGAGGCCAAACCCTATGCGGTGCGGGACCAAGGCAAGGGCGGCGGCGGGAAGCCAGCCGGATCACAAGGCGGGACGCCTGGCGGAGCAGTTAAACGCTCTGAAATGAACGCGGCGACCAAAGCGGCCTTTATCGGGCAGCACGGCATCGACGCATATCAAAAACTCTCTGAATAAGGATAAGCCCGATGGCTACCACACTCCCAAGCAACATGAAGTTCCAAGACCCCTATTTTTATAGCGGTTATTCTGACGTGATCCAGCAGGCTGTTGAGAAATTCAACGGCGGTTCAAATGGCACAATCACGCTGACCACCAACCGCAAAGAGGGCGATTTTGACTACCAGTCGTTCTTCCAAAACGCGGGCGGCTTGGTTTCACGCCAGGACCAAACCAGCATTTCTGCGGCAACAGCAATTCGCTTGACGCAAGAAGAAAATGTTGGCGTGAAGGTCAACCGCAAGATTGGCCCCGTTGAGTGGACCCGTTCCAGCTTCAAAAAAGCGGGCCTGTCTGAGGATGCCATCCGCGTTGCAGCGGGTGAGCAAGCAGCGCGTGACGTTCTGGCAGACATGCTGAACAACTCCATCCGCGCAGGCCGCGCAGCACTGGACAATGTGGCAGGATCGACTGTCACAGTCGCAGCCGATGGCACGTTGACCACCACTGCGCTCAACTCTGGCCTTGCCCTGATGGGCGATCAGTCTGACCGTGTGTCAGCCTTTGTGATGCACTCCAAGACATACTTTGACCTGGTCGGCTATCAGATTGCGCCAGCCAACAATGGCGACATTGTTGCAAACGCAGCCGTGATGAGCGGAATGCCTGCTACGTTGGGCCGTCCGATCATTGTCACAGACAGCGATGCGCTGATTGTGAACTCTGGCACAGGCACTTCTGCCGTAACCGATTATTACACGCTGGGCCTGACAGGCAACGCGCTGAACGTCGAGGACACAGAAGAAGAATATGTCATGCTGGATATGGTCACGGGCCTTGAGCAGCTTGTTGTTCGTATGCAGGGCGAATTTGCGTACAACATGAACGTCAAAGGCTTTGCTTGGGACGTTGCAAACGGCGGCAAAAACCCAGCGGATGCCGCAGTCGGCACCGGGAGCAACTGGGATGCGACATATGCAGACGTGAAATCGCGGGCTGGCGTTGTCATCCAATCTCGCTAACATTTACGCGAGCAAAAACAACCTTGAGGCCGGGGCATTTGCTTCCGGCCTTGAGGCTATCGGTTGGCGGGTCAAGCACTACAACGCCAGCGACCACGGCAAGGGGCAGGTTATCCCCTGCGACCTGCTGGTTATTTCTGGCACCCGTGGAAAAGGCCAGACACTTTTAGACGACTATTCGGCGGCAGGCATTCCTGCGGTTGTGATTGACTACGGATACCTTGACCGCGTTTCGGGTGTTCTGACGTGGCGAACAGGCCATTGGCAGGTTGGCATTGGTGGATTAAACCGCCCGCCTGCCTTCCAATGTCCTGATGATCGGCTGAAACGCATTGGCACAGCCCCGCAGCGGCCCAAGAGCGGCCATGGTGCGTTGGTCATGGGCCAACACAGCGGAGACCCATCCCACGGGCTTACAGACGCGCAAATGCAGTCTTGGGCGCAAAGGGTTTGCGACGAAACAGGCGGCTATTGGAGGCCGCATCCAGACAGCCCGCACATAAAAGTCAATGCGCCTTTGGCCGATGGGCCTTTGTCCTATTGGCTGGGCAAGGTTGAGCGGGTTCACACGCTTTGCAGCACGGGTGGCCTTGATGCCCTTTTGGCAGGCATTCCTGCGGTTGCTGAAATGCCTGATCGGGCATGTTGGGGCGCATTGAGCGGCCCTGATCATCCTGGCACTGCGGCGGTTCGGCAGCTTTGCGCAAGATTGGCCTACGGTCAGTGGACTTTGGAAGAAATGCGCAGCGGCGAGGCGGCTGCGTTCATCACAAGAAATATGGAGCGATGGAATGAGCAAAATTGCATATGAGCCGCACCCGGTAGCACCGGAGCGCAAAGCAGAACTGCGCAAGCAGGGCAAAATCATCATTGACGCCATCTACAAGCCTGCTGATCTGGTTGCAGAGGAAGCAGGCCAACCTGCGCCCGCGCTGACCCGCGAGGCAATCGACACCATGAGCCGCAGGGACGTGGTGCAGCACCTTGAAGCGCATGGAGTTGATGGCGCGACAGGCAAGGTTGCCGATCTGCGCAACTGGCTCAAGCAGGTGGTGTTTATCTGATGGCGCTGACTGTCGAAGATGGCACCATAGTCACGGGGGCGGATAGCTACGTGACACTGGCAGTCTATCAAGCATATGGCGGTGCGCGTGGGTGGTCTCTGGGTGCGGATGATGCCGCAGACGAAGTAAACCTTGTTCGCGGCTTTGACGCAATCAACCGCCGTTGGGATTATCGCGGCGAACCTGTTGACGAAGATGTTCAAGTCGGGGCTTTCCCGCGCTACATCATCAAAAGCCGTTTTGAGTACGTCACGCCTGCGAATGAAATTCCGCAAAAGATCAAGGACGCGCAGTGCGAACTGGCATACCTGATCCAAGGCGGTCTTGATCCGTTTGCCACGATTGAGGCGGCAAAAACAAAAGACATGATCAAGGTTGGGCCGATCACGATTGACGAAGGCAGCTTGCCAACAGGCAAGGCGCGGCTGGTGGCTGTTGATGGTCTTTTGCGGCCCTTTCTAGCAGCAGGAGCGGGGCAGATTGCCTTGTCACGCGGCTAATGACGACAATTCGCGCAAAGGTCACAGCCGCTTTCGATAAGATTGCAGCAAAGCAGGCTGACGCAATCCAGACGGGCAGCATTCAGCAGCCCACGCCTGTTGCATCGGGCGGCGGGCCATCAGACCCCACAGGCGGCACCCCTGGCACCACGCCCACGCCTGTTGCTGCCCGCATGGCAGTCTTTGAAGTTGACGAGCGGCGGGTTGACGGCACCAATATTCAGGCGGGTGACTTTCAGGTCATCGTTGAGCCAATCAGCATCGAAATCACGCTGGCGGATAAGGTCATTTGTGATCGTGGCACTTTGACGATTGCTCGGCTTGGGCGCGTGGCATCAGGCGGCACCACAGCCCTTTATGACATGATCTGCCGTGGGTGACTTTGCGGCAGACGTTGCCAAGGCTGGAACCAAAACGCTGAAAAAGATGGACTTGGGGGTTCGCAAGATTTCTCTGGAATTGTTCAGCAAGGTTATTCTGCGCAGCCCGGTTGACACAGGCCTTTTTCGTGGAAACTGGCAGGTTTCAGTTGGCAGCATCCCCAGCGGGACACTTGAGATTGAAGATAAGGAAGGCACCGCAACGGTCAGCAAGGCAGCAGCAGCGGCGGCAGGGGTAAAGGCTGGCGATATTATCTACCTTGCCAACAACCTGCCTTATGCCATGCGCCTTGAGGAGGGTGGATACCCAGACGG